AAGAATAGAAATAGCTTTAAATCATAAATTAATACCAAAAAATAACAGACCATCTCAATATTTTAAATTTAATTTAAATGCGATAATGAGAGGTGACACAAAAGCAAGGGCAGATTATTATAGAACTCTAGTTAATATTGGAGTGCTAACCCCTGATGAAGTTAGAGCTTATGAAGATTTAAATTCTATTGGTGGTGCTAATGAAAAAACATATATGCAAAGTAATATGTTGCCTTTAGAAGATTTAGGGCAATCAACAACAAGAAATAATATAAAAGAACAAGATGCTCAACAAGAGGAATCTTAAAGATATAAATACAAAACCAACTCAAGGGATGGTTTCTGAAGCGAGAAAAGGTTTAGAGTGGAGAAAAGAATTTGGTAGAGGGGGNACNCAGGTTGGTATTTCAAGAGCAAGAGATATTGTAAATGGTAAAAATTTATCAATATCATCAATAAAAAGAATGTTTAGTTTTTTTTCTAGACACGAAGTAGATAAAAAAGCACAAGGGTTTAGACCTGGTGAAAAGGGTTATCCTAGTAATGGTAGAATTGCTTGGGCTTTATGGGGTGGAGATGCAGGATTTAGTTGGTCAAGAAAAAAAAGGAATGAAATAAATAAAATTGAAGAAAAAAGAATGAAAATTGGTACAATTATTTTAGACGGTATAGAGTTACCACTTTATGATTCTAAAGAAGAAGCAGAATCTCAAGCAAAAAAATTAGGTGGTTCAGGTTCTCACGAACATACAGTTGATGGTAAAACTTATTATATGCCTTTTGATAATCACGAAAAGTGTAAAGAAATGATGCAAAATAAAAATAATATGCACTATGATGATGAAGAAGAGGAAGAAGATAGACAATTATCAGGAGATGTAAGAAAAGGGTTACAGAAAAAAGTTAAAGATCATAATGAGGATGTATCTAAATTAAAAAAATCTTGGAATCCTAAAGTTACCTTATCTAAATTAGAAAAAGTTTTTAGAAGAGGTGTTGGTGCTTATAAAACTAATCCTGGTTCAGTAAGACCAAGTGTTAAGTCACCTGAACAATGGGCTTATGCAAGAGTTAATTCTTTTTTATATGCAATTAAAAATGGTAGATTTAGAGGTGGTAAGCACGATACAGACTTATTACCAAATAATCACCCTGTTAAACAAAAAATGAAAAAAGAGGAATCTAATAAATATATTATGGAAAATAAAGAAATTAGAGTATATCAAGCTAAATATCACTATGGGGAAGAAAAAGAAGATAAAAGAGTAAGTGGTTATGCGGCTTTATTTGAAACCGATTCAAGAGAAATGGGTTTTATAGAAACTATAGAAAAAAATGCTTTTGATGGTAGGTTAGAGGATAATGTCATTCTCACTTTTAATCACAATCAAAATATGTTATTAGATAGAAATAAAGGTGGAACTTTAAAACTCTCAATTGATGAAAGAGGGTTGAAATATGATGCAACTTTACCAAACACTACAGTTGGTAAGGATGTTGCTGAACTAATGAAAAAAGGTTTGTTATATGAATCTTCATTTGCTTTTACAGTAGAAGAAGATGACTGGTCTATGAGTGATGGTATTGCTAGAAGAAAAATTCAAAAAATTGGAAAACTAGTAGATGTATCAATCGTAGGAACTGGAGCTTATGCAAACACAGATGTTGCTCTTAGGTCTTTAGAAGATTTTAAAGAAGAAATAGAATCTAAAGAAGATGAATCAGCTAATATGCAACAAAATACAATACAAGAAAATACTGATTCAACTAAATTATTAATTAACGAACTAAAATTAAAAAAAAGAAGAATATGAAAAATTCTATTGAACTTAGACAAGATAGAGCTGACTTGATTGAAAAGGCAGATTCTATGTTAAACTTAGCTAAAGAAGAAACTAGAAATTTATCAGAAAAAGAGCAAAAATCTTATGATGATATTATGACTAATATTGATGCTTTAGCAAAAAACATTTCTATGGTTGAAAGACAAGAAAAATTAAATGCTGAGATAGCTGTAAGCGTAGGTGCTGCACCAGTACAAAAAACTTCTGACACTAAAGAAGCAAGAAGTTACTCAATATTTAAAGCTATCAAAGGTATGATTAACAATAACCTTGATGGTGTAGAAAAAGAGATGCACGAAGAAGCTGTAAATGAAGCTAGATCACAAGGTATCGCAATAAATGGTTTAGGTATTCCCGCTTCTATGTTAGAGAAAAGAGCTACCGTAGATCAAACAAATTCAGCTATTGCTCCTACTAATATTTTATCTTACGCTGATGCCCTTCGTGAAGCATCTGTATTTGATAAAGTTGGTGCTACAATGTTAACAGGTCTTTCAGCTAACACTACTATTCCAGTTGCTGCTAAAACTTCAGTTAATTGGGAAGGCGAAAATGATGCTACAGCAGATGGGGGTGCAAACTTCTCTAAAGTTGAATTATCACCAGTTAGATGTGCTGCTTATGTAGATATTTCTAAGCAACTATTGTTACAAAACGATGGTGTTGAGCAAGTAATTATGAGAGATTTAGGTCGTGCAGTTGCTAACAAATTAGATGCAGCTATCTTTGGTTCTTCTAATGTGGCAACTGCTCCAACAGCTATAGCAACCTCAAGTAGTATAGGTACATTTACTGAAGCAGCATCTTTCGTAGCTGGTAGTTCTGTTGTAAAAGATATGGTTGAGGCACAAGGTGTATTAGCTGCAGCTGGTGGTCTTAACGGAAACCTTGCTTATGTTTGTTCCCCTGAGTTGATGGGTCAAATTAAGACAGGTGCACAAGTAGATAACATATTAGCTGCTATGCAAGGTAATTTAGCTTTAGGTTACCCAGTTTACTTTACTGATGGTGTTGGTAAATCAGCAGGAGTATCAGGTGACTTTTTATTTGGAGACTTCTCTAGATTATTCATCGGAATGTTTGGTGGATTAGATATCACGGTAGACCCTTATACTCAAGCTGCAAATGGAATTAATAGATTAGTTCTTAACAACTATGTTGATTTCGGTGTTGCTGATTCAGGTGCAGGATTTGTTAAAGCTACTTCTTTAGTTGCATAATTAAATTCTAAATAATTAGAAATGTGAAAGGGGTAACCCCCCTTTCTATTTTCTTTAACTTAAAATAAATGGCAATATCATACTTAGATAATATATATAATTTTGATAGTAATGAATATCTAAATCCTTCTATTTTTAGATATGGTAATTTACAAAATATGAATGCTGCAACATCAGTAGCAGTACCAACTGATAATTTAAAATCTCAATTAAATATTACATATAGTGATGAAGATACACTATTAACTTCATATATTAAAGCAGCTACAATAATGGCTGAACAATATTGTCAAAGACATTTTATAAAGGAAACATACAGAATATGGTTTAATGAATTACCTAGTAAATTTTCTTTATATTTTACTGATGTTACTGTAGATTATTCATCAATAGATGATTCTAATAAACAAGGGTTACATTATTTAGCATCAGCAGGAAGCAACTATACTTATTTTAATAAAAGTAATTATTATCTAAAACCTTTAGCAAATCCATCAATAGTGTGTTTAAAATCAAAACCTAGTNATGCGATAAGCGTTGATGATTTAGATGGATCAAATAGTGGTATTTATTACTTTGAATTTAAAACAGGATTTGGTGCTGTTGGTGATATACCACAAGCTATAAAACAAGCTATATTATTAATAGCAAGTGAATTTTATACCTATAGAGAAGATAGAAAAAGAGCTTTTCCTATGGCTTCGCAAATATTATTACATCCTTATAAAAATTATTATTAGTGGAATATTTAAGAAAAATAAATTCAGGAGATTTTAATTGTTTTTTAAAGTATCAAAAAACTCAAGCTAGTTTTAATGATTTTAACGAAAAAACTATTACTTATAGTGATTTGAGTTTTGGTACAGGTAATTCTATAACTAGAATACCAGCTATTAGAAATATAAATTCTTTAAGAAATATTAATGAAAAAGTAGAGGGAGAAATGAAACAAGCTTATGGTAATTTTTTTATATTAGTACGGTATTTTACTGCACTAAATAATGCTTTATCCCCTGATGCAAGATTAATAGACATAAACACAGAT